CCATATACTTGAGTTGATGAATAAACATCTAAATGAATTAATGGATTTTTAATAAGTTGCATTGCAGCAAGAAGAACATTTAATCCTCGCCACGGCGTTGAAGTATATATTAATTTAATTGGATCTCCTTTATTATAATCTAAATTTCTAGCTTCAATCTTATCAATTGCGTTTTTAATAACTAAACATCTATCTGTTGGAATACCAAATACCATTCTAAATTTTTCATAACACCAATGAGAGTTAAATACATACCAATCATATTTTTTATGATTTTCTTTATCTTTAAACCATGGAGCTAAATTAGCCTGGTCATAAGAGTTTTGTTGCCAAAGAATATTAGGTTTAGTTGGATGTAAGGGTATTTTTTCAGGCACCGATGTTGTAATCTGCACCTGATCTAAAAGACTTTTATCTACAAATCTTTCTAGTAATTCTACCTGTAATTCTGTACCACCTCTTGGATTCATTTTTTATTCATAATTTTATTCATTAAATCTAAACCTTTATTAGTGACTTTAACATTTAAATCTTTTTGTAAATCTTCTATTTTGTTTTCTTTTAAGAAGTCTTCCATATTATTATAAGTCTTTCCAGTTTTCTTACTTTTAATAATTTCTACTGTCTGACATTCTATCTTTGGTAAATTATCCATTTTCTCCTGATCTAGTTAATAATGCATATGAAATTTGTCCAGATATTACATTATCAGTTGCTGCTTGAAATTGTAAATAATCTCCTTCTTCTAATACAAGAGCGTTGTGAACTGCATTATCATGAGAATCTGCAGGTACATTAGTATGATAAAATTTATAAGAAGTTGATGTAGAATAATCATAAAAATAATAATTTACTTCATGTGCAGAGTTATCATCATTTGTTACTCCTATTTCTTTTATAATAGCAACAGTAGAAGTGTTAATATTTAACACCGTTGTTAAATTACTTGTGGTTAAATCGTAACCTTGATTTTTATAAATGATAGCCATTAGTCTTTAGGTCCACTAAATATAAACCAACTAAAGGTTTCTAATTCATTTTTTAAATCTTGTTGAAATCCAAAATTTAATTGATCTTTAATTGTATTAATTGCTTCAAGAATTTGTCTTTGATTATTAACATCATATTGGTCTTTTGGTTCTGGTATGTATGCTGTAATCTTTGCCATTATCTTCTTCCTCCTGCTTCAATGTCTAATCTTAAAGTTCCATATCTCCAAGTTTCATTTACTGCTTCATTCTCAATTTTTAAACTCACCTGTCTTCCTCTTACACGTGTGTCTACCTTATCAGTTGAAGTTGTAATTGTAAAGGGTCCAGTAATTAATGGAGGAGTTGTAGAAGGTGTAGATTCACTATTTGCAGGATAATCTCTAAAGAATAAAGTTATTTTTGCATTACCCTCTAAACTTTTAAAGTCTGGAATAAATCTTTTAACACGCATAATGAGTTGACCATCTCCCGCTAAACCTTGTTCTGAAATATCATAGTCTCCTGATTTAATATATGCAGCTATTGCCGTAGAAGCACCCGCTGCATCAACTTCATTAACTCCTATCTCATGTGCCCAGTACTTAGTTGAACCATAACTATTGGTCACACCATTAATCGTTGGAAAAGTTGGAGTTCCCGTTGTATTAAATTGTGTTGCATAAGGTAAAGAATAAGTAAGAGAATCTTCATAAGTCGTTCTAGATAAAGTTCCTGTTGCCCAAGTATTTTCAGTATAGTTATATACAACATTTCTATCTATTTGTGTTGAACCATCTTTTGCATAATACCAACCCACCTCATTATATAATGAATTGTGGTATGCATAAAAAATTTGACCTGCATCAAAATTCATTCCAAGATTATCAGTTCCCGTTGTTGTAAAAACAAAGTCTTCAACAAGCGATGGTAATTGTTTAACAGTTCCATCAAATACAAAAAATCCACCACCAAATCCAATCCAGAACACCGCACCTTCTGCATAAACCATTGCGTGTTGTCCAACACATCCACAATTTGTTCCAACCTGTCTAATTGAGAATGTAAATGGAGGGCCAACAAATTGAATGGTATACGCTGCCTGATCCGTTAAAACTAGTATGTAATCTTTAGCTTGAACAGCTCCTATAATTTTATTCCCCGTATCAAGTCTAAAGGTTCCAGCCGTATTTGTTACCGTTGGAGTCCAAGTATTAATATCTTCCTGATTAGAAAATCTTATAAACATTGGATCTTGTGTAGAAGTTGTTCCAATGGTTGTCTCTGTTCCAAGTGCAAATAAATGTCGGTCTCGATCGGATACCAAAGTCATAACAGATGCAGTTGGAGCATTTGTAACAACAGCGGCTCTTGTGGTAAGAGAAACAGATGGATCCCAAGTAAAGGTTCTACCATTCTTGATGGTTGCAACGAGAACTTGTCCAAAGTTATCGAGTGACCAGGAGCCAGGAGCGAGTGAAACATTTGTTGATGAAGATTGTTGTCCCCAACCTGGTCCACCAGCGTAAGAACCCCAAATTCCAGTTCCCCAACCATAAGCAGAAGTTTGAGCAATAGGTCCAATGGTGACATACTTTTTATAAGTTAAACTTCCTCCTCCTGTAACTCCGGTTCCAGTTTCAGCAGTTGCCATTTTAATTGTAAAAGTATTTGCAGTAGGTGTCGATTGTATTTCAAAAACATTCGTTGTAAAACTTGCTGAAACATAACCTGTTGTAGGAGATCCTGGAGTTGTTGCTGCAGAAAATATTAAATAATCTCCAGTAGATAATCCATGAGATGATTTTGTAATAGTTACGGTTGTTGATCCTGTTGTAGAAGTATAAGTTGCTCCTGTAACAGCATTCTCTACAGGGGTAATATCATAAAATTCTCCTTCATAATAAATTACAAGTAGTTTAGATGTACCAATGGCTGCGTATCTTTTACCATCTAAGGCAGTCCAAGTTAATTGTTCTCTAACAGGTCCTGCTAAAGTATGAGCATTTAATTGTTCCCAACCTCCTATTTTTTGAGGTTCTCCATAACGAAATCTGATATTATCTCCATCAATCCATTGCCCTTCGGCTCCGGTTGCAGTTTGTTGTTTATTAAATCCAGGTTTAAATTGTATCTTTTGTAGTGGCATAACCTCTTATTATACTTATAAATACAGTAAATACCAGAGGAGCTTGAGGTAGAATTGGTGGTAAGCTCCTCCAGTGAGGATTCTATATCACTTTTTAAACCAAGCTGGAAGTCCTAAATGAGGTCTACGATCGTATATATTTTCTTTAGATCCTTTAGTTTCAACATTATTATAATGTAAGAATACTTGACCACAATCATCAAAAGTTAATTTATCTCTCCAATGTTCTAATTCGTTTCCACGATACACTAACATATCACCAGGTTCTAATAATACTTTAACACCTTTAGATTTTGAAGGTTTGTAATTTCCAGTCTTTTCATCAACTCCTCCTTGTGATGCATCTGGTTCAAGATATATTGGCCAACAACCACCACCTAAATGCATAGTTGTAGAAATTTCACATGAAAATCTATCTTTATGACGATGTAATACATCTCCTTTTTTATAAATTCTTGCATATGAATAATTAGTATTTAATTTTAATCCTGTTTCTTTTTCCATAATTGGAAGAAGTTTTACAAGTAATGTTTCCATTACAATGTCAGAATAATGTGAATATGTTTCTGGAACTTGTTGATCATTCCATACACCAAAGTATTCTGTAAATTGACTAATGTATTTTGTATCAAACATTGTTCTTGCTACTTGTCTTTTCATCATGAAATAATCATAACAAAATTTAGCAAGATCTTCTGATATTGCATTTTTAATTATTGCGTATTTATTTTTCTTAAAACTCATGAACCGCTTCCTCCTGATTGTGTTTGTTTTCTAACAGTATCTGTTATCATTCTTCTTACAGCTTGTAGATTAAAATGAATAAACCTAAATGGTTCTACTCCATCATCAACCACATATTGATGTTCCATATAAGCTGGAAAGAATATCATAGTACCAGGTTTTGGCTTATAATGTATTTGATGTGTTCCAAGTGTTATTTCAGTTTCATTTTTTAATGGTAACTGTGTAATAAGTTTAGCTGGTCTTGGGTCATGAAATACTGGCATTGAAGTTTTATCTGAACATTTTAAAAAATAAAAACCAGATATGTGATTGTCATAATGTATATGGCCTTCATGGTGTCCACCACCTTTTTCACCAAATTCTTGTACCCAAAATTCAGTCCAAAATAATTCATAATTTTTTAAATCATATCCCATATGATCTAAAACATTCCAACTTGTTGCTCCAATATAATCTTGTAATTCTTTCAAATTTGGATCACCAACTAATGATGTAGAATGATGACTCATTCCATGATCGCCTATTTTTTTACCAAATTTTTTTTCTCGTTCCTTAATAATTTTAGCATTATTTTTTTTAGCATCTTTAATATATTTATCACAAACTTTATTTGTATCCTCCACCCATTCTGGAATTTCTATAGAATAGACTGGTGAACTAAAATAAACTGATGCTTGTAATTGATCTGTTTTTGCCATTATCTAAATGGATATCCAAGGTTCCAAATAACCAATGAATATCTTGTTCCTTTCGTTACTGGTTTAACTCTATGCCAAACATGAGATGGAAATACAACAATACTTCCACGTGGAGCTATTTCGGCACATTTTCTAACTGATTGTTTATCAGGATCCATATTTCTAAAATCAAATTCTAATTCTCCACCTTCATAATCTTTTGGATCTGATAGTGAACATGTAACCGATAATTTTCTAATTTTTCCATTTGTATCTTTATTATCTGGATTTGCATATGGAGTTTCCCAACTATCACAATGCCAATCATAAAATTGATTTAATTTATATTTTGTAAATTGACAAGCTTCAGAAAAATCCCACTGGAAGTCCCACCCAGCTAATCTATTTGCTTGATGTATAAATGGTTGAATTTCTTTATAGATCCATCTATCTGAAAGCCATACAATATTCGAATCTCTTTTCTTTTTTAAATCTTTTAAATCTTCATCAGATAAAGGTTTACCTTCATTAATTTTATTTGTTTGACCACCTGTAAGTGCTAATTGTTCTTGTTGAGAAATTCCATATTTAATTAACTCATCACAAAATCTAGGCGTGAGTGCATTTTGGAAATAGTAAAAATAGTTCTGTAAATTCATTTCTAAATACTATATATTAATTTCTATAGGATTTGTAAAGGGATAAATTATTAGCCAATTGTAAGTGTTCCAGACACTGTAAATGTCGCAACAGTACAACCTCCTGCTGGTGCTGGTAATGTTGTTTTTGTATTAGTTCCAGGTGCAACTGTAATAGATGGACCTGCTGATCCTGGTGCTCTTACAATAACAATACCAGATCCTCCTGCTCCTCCATCAAAACCAACAAAACTTCCTGGAGCATTTGTAAATCCTCCTCCACCACCCCCACTTCCAGTATTAACTGTTCCTGTTCCTCCAACTCCTGTTGTAGAACCTGCACCACCTATACTTGATCCACCTGCCCCACCACTTCCACCTGGATATCCTGGCTCACCTCTACCTCCACCTCCTCCTCCACCTGCTCTTGTAACAGGTGATCCTGAAATACTATTTGCTGAACCTGCTCCTCCTGCTCCACCTTGATTTGGAGTTGTAGCAGCTGTACCAACTGCTCCTGCTCCACCACCTCCACCGCCTGAACTAGGCGTACTTGATGCTCCACCATTATTTCCTTGAGGAGGACTTACTGGTGGTGTGTTTCCTGATCCTGCTGCTCCACCATCTGTTCCACCTCCTCCTGATCCTCCTGCAATTCCTACTTTGTTAGTACCATTACTACCTCCACCTCCACCTCCTGCTGATGTAATTGTTGAAAAAATTGAAGGTGACCCTGATATACCAGCTGGATATGCTGGATTAGGTGCTGGACCTCCAGCTCCTCCTGCTCCAATTGTTATTGGGTAAGATCCTGCTGATAATGTAATTTTTGTTCCTCCTGGAAAAGATGTACGATATCCGCCTGCTCCTCCACCTCCAGCATTTACAGATCCTCCTCCACCACCGCCCGCTACTACTAAATAATCAAATGAAATATCTTCATTTGGCCACGTACCACTTTTCTGTGCACTAAATTGAGATTTTAAATTCCAAACACCTGTTGCCTTGTTTAATTCTTTTACGATAACGATTCCTGAACCGCCTGATCCTGATGATTGAGTTGGCCAAGATCCTGCTCCACCTCCACCACCTCCAGTATTGACTGTTCCTGATGTTGCTGCACCTGGTATTCCTGGTGCTCCAGCTCCACCCCCACCTGTTCCTCCAGTACCACCTGCGTTAGGTCCTGGAGCTGGACCTGCACCCCCACCTCCACCTCCACCTGCATAAACTCCTGAATTTGGTATTGGTGAACTAAATAATGGAGATACATTTGTTCCTGCTCCTCCTGGTCCACCTTCAAGTCCAGGATTAAAATTACTTCCCGCTGTAGAAGCTCCACCACCTCCGCCTCCAACTCCATTAGCTGGAATTGATCCTGAATTTCCTCCTGCATTACCTTGTGGCGGACTTACTGGTGGAGTATTTCCTGCAGCCCCTAAATTAGGACCTGCAGCTCTACCACCTCCTCCACCTGAACCTCCAGTTGCACCAGCTGATGTTCCTCCGAAACCTCCACCTGTTGATATAATTGTTGAAAAAATAGAAGGTGATCCTGAAATACCTACAGGAGTCGCTGGAATTGGACCACCTGTTCCACCTCCTCCTATTGTAATTGGATAAGCTGTTGCTCCACAAACTGCAAATGATGTACAAGTTCGAAGTCCACCTGCTCCACCTCCGCCACCTGCATCTATTCCACCTGATCCACCACCAGCTACAACTACATAAGCAACTAATCTAGTTCCCGGTTGCGTGGTTAATGTTGTTGATGCTGTGGCAATAGTTTGAGTGCATTTACCAAACGATGTTGGATTAATTACTCCTATTATACCGCCATTGGGTGATCCCATAAGTCACTGCTCCTATTAAAAATTCTTTAACTTAATTGCCTGTAGCAATCCAAGATGAAGTGTCAGGTGACCAAGCGAATGTGTTATTTTGATCGTCTTTACCAATCCATCTTTGTCCAGCTTCATCCCAAGAAATAAAGTATCTTACATTATCTCCATAAGTTGTAACTGTTGGATATGCAACTGGGGCTTTCCAGTCGTCATTAGAGTCTAGCGACCAAGATGCAAATGGTTGTGGTGCGATAAATTTATTTTTTGTGGAATCAAACGTGTAACCAATTCCAGCATATTGTTTTCTGAAATTATTATTATAAGAAGTTTGAACCCATCTGTTTCCAGTTGTAAAAGGAACAATTTTTTTAACTGCTTCTTCTGCTCCAACTGATTGATCGCCGCCATTTGCGTTTACGTCATTGTTATCAATAACAACAACTCTTAATACTAAACCGTAGCTGTTTACTTCTGCAAAATGTGCCATATTATTTACTCCTTATTGTTTATTATAAATC